ATGGCAAATGAAGAGTTCAAGTTCCCCGACGAACAGGGGATGGACAACGAGGTCCGGAACGAAGACGTTGAAGTCGAGATTGAGATCGTCGACGACACCCCTCCGCAAGACCGAGGCCGCAAGCCTCTGGACCGTGAGGTCAACGACCCCACCGACGACGAGATCGAGGGGTACTCGGACAACGTCAAGAAGCGCATCAAAGAGCTGACGCACGCACGTCACGACGAGCGCCGTGCCAAGGAAGCACTCCTTCGTGAGAAGCAGGAACTCGAACGTCTGGCGTACCAGATGATCGAGGAGAACAAGCGCCTCAAGGGTTTTGTGGACAACGGCAATCAGGCGTATGCCACGACCGTGGCCAAGAACGCCGAGATGGAGCTCGAAGCAGCCCGCCGCAAGTACAAGGAAGCACAGGAAGCTTTCGACACCGACGCCATCATTGCAGCGCAGGAAGCGCTCACTGAGGCCAAGATGAAGTACGAGGCAGCAAAAAATTTCCGTCCTGCCCCTTTACAGCAGCAGGAAGTTGAGGTACAAATCCAACAACCCGCACCCCAGCAGGTCCGACCGGATGAAACCGCCTTGCGCTGGCAAGCAAAAAACCAGTGGTTTGGAGCACAGGGGTTCGAGGAACTCACCAGCTACGCACTTGGGCTGCATCAGAAACTAGTGCAATCGGGTATCGACCCGCGTTCAGAAGAGTATTACGGGCAGATCGACGCCCGCGTACGGTCCAAGTTCCCCGAAGTGTTCGGTGAGCAGCAGACCAGTCAGCCGAGGTCCGGCGATGGCTCCAAACGGCCTTCGTCAGTTGTGGCCCCCGCGTCTCGTACGACTGGGGCACGTAAGGTGCAGTTGACCCCTTCGCAGGCTGCGCTTGTGAAACGGTTCAATCTGGACCCCAAAAAATACGCTGAAGAAGTTTTGAAACTGGAGAAATCGAATGGCTGAAACCCAAACCCGTACCCCTCGTGAAATTCTGTCACGCGAAAAAACTGCTCGATCGGTCTATGTGCCGCCGAGTGCGCTGCCTGATCCGACCCCTGAACCCGGATATGTGTATCGCTGGATTGCGACCCACGTTCTTGGGCAGGCGGACCCCACCAACGTGTCCAAAAAGATGCGTGAAGGTTGGGAACCGGTGAAAGCAGCCGACCACCCCGAGCTGATGCTGATGGGTAACGAGAAAACTGGCAACGTCGAGATTGGCGGACTCATGCTCTGCAAGATGTCCACCGAACACGCCCGCGCCCGTGACGAGTACTATCAGAAGCAAGCACAAGCGCAGATGGAGTCTGTGGATAACAACTTCCTGCGAAACAATGACCCGCGTATGCCTCTGTTTGCAGACCGCAAATCGACCAGCACGCGTGGGTTTGGTTCTGGTTCCAAGTAAGGAGTCTTTTTCATGTCCGCTACCGCAGCCCCGTACGGGCTCAAGCCCGTGAACTTGATCGGCGGTCTACCCTACGCTGGGAGCACCCGTTCGTTCAAAATCAACCCTGCCGGTTACGCCGCCAATATCTACAACGGTTCGCCCGTGTATGTTGCCAGCAACGGCTACCTGCAAATCGCAACTGCCACTGGCGCTGATGCGACCACCAACGGTTTCCCCGTCGGCACTGCCAACACTGGCATCGTCGGCGTGTTCGTTGGCTGCTCGTACGTCAACAGCCTGGGTCAGACTGTGTTTTCGCAGTACTACCCTGCCAACGCCCTGAACGCTGTCGCGTTTGTCGTGGATGATCCCAACGCTGTGTTCCAAGTCCAGTCCGCTGGCTCGGTGACTCAGGCCGCTCTGGGTGCCAACGTGTTCTTCAGCACCAGCACCGCTGACGCTGGCAGCACGACCACTGGCAACTCCACTGCTTCGGTTGTGGCGGGTGCTTCGGCTGTCACCACTACCGCCGCGTTCCGCGTGGTCGGCTTTGTGGACGGTCCGTTCTCGCAGGTCGGAGATGCTTACACCGATATTCTGGTGAAGATCAACCCCGGCTATCACACCTACACCAACGCCGTCGGCCTGTAAGGAGACTGAATCATGGCAATCTCTCGTGCCCAGCTACTCAAAGAACTGCTGCCCGGCCTGAACGCTCTGTTCGGCATGGAGTACGCCCGTTACGGCGAGGAGCACAAAGAGCTCTACGAAACCGAGAAGTCGGAGCGTAGTTTTGAAGAAGAAACCAAGCTCGCTGGCTTTGGTGCTGCACCTGTCAAGAACGAAGGCCAAGCCATCTCGTATGACAACGCGCAGGAAGCGTTCACTGCACGCTACAACCACGAGACCATCGCGCTGGGCTTCTCGATCACCGAAGAAGCGGTCGAAGACAACCTGTACGACAGCCTGTCTGCTCGTTACACGAAGTCGCTGGCCCGCGCTATGGCGTACACCAAGCAGGTCAAGGCCGCTGCCGTTCTGAACAACGGCTTCAACGGCGCTTACCCCGGTGGTGACGGCGTGTCGCTGTTCGGTAACAACTCCGGTGGTAGCCGTGTGGGTCACCCGCTGGTTGGCGGTGGTGTGAACTACAACAGCCCGACCACTGGTGTGGACCTGAACGAAACCTCGCTGGAAAACGCCACGATTCAGATCGCTGCGTGGACCGACGAACGCGGCCTGCTGATCGCTGCCAAGCCGGTCAAGCTGGTGATCCCGCCTGCCCTGATGTTCACGGCCAAGCGCCTGCTGGACACCGAGCTGCGTGTGGCCACCGCCGACAACGACATCAACGCACTGAAGTCGATGGGCACCATCTCTGGTGGTTACACCGTCAACCACTTCTTGACCGACAGCAACGCGTGGTTCCTGACCACGGACGTGCCCAACGGTCTGAAGCACTTCGAGCGTGTGGCTCTGTCGACCTCGATGGACGGTGACTTCGACACCGGCAACGTGCGCTACAAGGCCCGTGAGCGTTACAGCTTCGGCTGGTCTGACCCTCTGGGTATCTGGGGTTCGTCGGGTTCGTCCTGATCTACCACTGACTGAAAAGGGGGCCTTGTGCCCCCTTTTCTTTTGGGGTATAGTGCCCCAAACCCGGGGTCATCCGGTGTTACTGACAGGTCCCGGCCTGACGACATGCAGACAGTAGCACCCCAACTCGCATGTGAGGAATCTCATGGCACGTACTACCTTCTCGGGCCCGGTCGTTTCGACCAACGGCTTCATCGCTGGCTCTGGCGCGACCATCACCAAGGTCCTGACCGCCACCGCTTCGCTCAACTTCCCCTCGATCTCGGCTGCTGGCCAGCAAGACCTGACCATTTCGGTGCCCGGTGCTGCTGTTGGCGACGAAGTGTGCATGTCGCTGCCCGCCGCTCCTGCTGCCGGTTTGGTGTTCAACGCGTTTGTGTCGGCCACCGACACGGTTACCGTCCGCGCTTCCAACATCACGGCCAGCCCGATCGACCCCGCAGCCGCCACCTTTGGCGTGATTGTGCTGGGCGCTGCCTGATAGGAGCCCATCATGACGATGCAAACCGACGTTAAAGCCGCCTCATTGGCGGCGTCGGGTTCTGTGTTTGACCAGCGCACCCGCGTGCGCGGCATGCTGGTCGAGCCCGGAGCTTCCGCTGGCAGCGTCGTCCTGAAAGATGGCGGCTCTGGCGGCACCACAGTGCTGACGATCAACACAGGCGCTGGCGCGGCGTCATTCCCGGTGGTCATCCCCGGCGAGGGCGTGCTGTTCAGCACCAACGTGTATGCGACGCTCAGCAACGCAAAAGTCACGGTGTTCTATGGCTAAGACCCCGGCATGGCAACGCAAGGAAGGCAAGAACCCCAGCGGCGGCTTGAACGCCAAGGGGCGGGCCTCCTACAACAAAGCCAACCCGGGCAAGCCCGGTCTCAAAGCGCCTCAGCCAGAAGGCGGCAAACGCCGCGACTCTTTCTGCGCCCGTATGGAGGGCATGAAGAAAAAGCTGACCAGCGCCAAGACGGCCAAGGACCCGAATTCTCGGATCAACAAAAGCCTGAGGGCTTGGAACTGCTGAGGTTGAGCAGATGGAGATGATGGTATGGAACGTCATCCTCACCGCAATTGTCGCGCTGTTGGGGTTTGTCGTGAAAGAAAAGTTCGCTGAGCTTCAGCGAATCAGCATCCTGCTCAATCGCACCCGCGAGGAGGTCGCACGCGACCACCTCACCCGGGCCGAGTTCCGTGCCGACATGAACCAGTTGATGGAGCGTTTCGACAGACTGGAGCGCAAGATCGACGCAATGAGGGGTACGCGAGATGCCCAGCACCAGTAAGAAGCAGCACAACTTCATGGCTGCGGTGGCCCATAACCCCGCGTTTGCCAAGAAGGCAGGAGTCTCACAGAGTGTGGGACAAGATTTCATCAAAGCGGACAAGGGCCGCAAATTTGCAAAAGGTGGTGACACTATGGCTACGAGCAAAAAAGCAATGGAACTCCGTCATGCCAGCGCTATGGCGAAGGCCGGTCTTCCCAAGAAGATGGTCAATGAAGAGCGCAAAGAGGCGATGGAGTACAAGCGCGGCGGCAGCGTCGGCATGGGCTCTGTTCGCACTGCTGCTCCCAGCCGTGACGGCATCGCGTCCAAGGGTAAGACCAAGGGCAAGATGGTCACGATGAAGCGCGGCGGCAAGTGCATGTAACCCATGCGCCCGAGCCGTGGAATGGGGGATATTTCCCCCAGCAAGATGCCAAAGGCACGAACGGTTGTCCGTAAGGACAACCCGAACGATGTCACGATGTATGCTGACGGCGGGCAAGTGTGGGACAAACCGCGACCGAAAGGGTTGGGCAAGCCTTCCAAGCTGAGCCCGGCCAAGAAGGCTGGTGCCAAAGCTGCGGCGAAGGCCGCTGGCCGTCCGTACCCCAATCTGATTGACAACATGCGAGCAGCCAAAGGTAAGTGATGCAACCGCAGGACCTTCGCCTGTTCAAAGCCCAAGTCCAAGCCGAGCTCCACCGGCTGGAGGCCCAGTCGTCTGCAAAAGACGTGGCGGGCAAGGCGATCGGCAAGCACGGTCTGGCGTACATCACGGCCATCGTTTGCATCGGTGTCGCGGCCAGCATCTTCCTCGATAATGAGAAGATTGCCGCCGTGATGGGCCTGTTGGGAGCGGCGCTGACTGCCTTGATCTCGATGCTCAACGGAATTGCCGGTGCCTCGCCCAAGCAGGAGAAGCCTGAGTTTGAAGTCATCCGCAACTTGATCGACAAGCTCGATCGTGCTGAAATGCCAATGCGGGTCGATGTCGAAGGCGACAAGGTCACGGTGCACAAAGGAAACGATGTCGTAACGGCACGGAAAGATTGAAATGACAACCTCTGGAACCGCCGTTTTCAACCTTGACTTGACCGAGCTGGTCGAGGAGGCGTTCGAGCGTGCCGGTTCGGAGCTGCGCACCGGCTACGACCTCAAAACCGCTCGCCGTTCGCTGAACTTGCTGTTTGCTGACTGGGCCAACCGTGGCATCAACATGTGGACGTTCGAGCAGGGCACGCAGACCCTGACTGCCGGACAGGCCACGTACGACCTGCCTGCGGACACGGTGGACCTGCTGGAGCACGTCATCCGCACCGGTGCGGGCTCGGCCTCTACGCAGGCGGACCTGACCATCACGCGCATCAGCGTCTCGACCTACGCCACGATCCCCAACAAGCTGTCCCAAGGCCGTCCCATCCAGATTTGGATCGAGCGCCTGCAATCGGCCCCGCGCTTTACGGTGTGGCCGGTGCCGGACAACTCGACGACCTACCAGCTCGTGTACTGGCGCATGCGCCGGATCGACGACGCTGGCAACGGCACGAACACCATGGATGTGCCCTTCCGGTTCATCCCCTGCATGGTGGCCGGGCTGGCCTACTACTTGGCGCTCAAGATTCCAGGCGCTGAAGCCCGGCTGGACGTGCTCAAGGCGCAGTACGATGAGGCGTGGGCACTGGCAGCGGAGGAAGACCGCGAGAAGGCCGCTGTGCGCTTTGTGCCGCGCCGGATGTACATCGGGAGCAGCACCTGATGGGAAACCAGTTTGCCAGTGGGAAGAATTCGATTGCCGTATGCGACCGCTGCGGCTTTCAGTTCAAGCTCACCTCGCTGCGCAAAGAGATCATCAAGACCAAGACGTACAACCTCTTGGTCTGCCCAACTTGTTGGGACCCGGACCAGCCCCAGTTGCAGTTGGGCATGTATCCGGTGTACGATCCACAGGCAGTCAGAAACCCTCGCAAGGACACCACGTACATCACGGCGGGCCCCAACGCAGCAGGCAATCTGACCGGTGGATCACGAGACATTCAGTGGGGCTGGAACCCGGTTGGTGGTGCCAGCTTCTTCGACGATGTGCTGACGCCAAACTACCTCGTTGGGGTTTCGCAGATCGGCACCGTCACGATTGCAACGACGTAAGGAGTCGAACATGGCTACGCAAGGCGCACGAACCGTCCCCGTCCAGAAGGAAACCAAGCCTTCCGGCAACCCGGGCAAGACCAACTCCAACATGCTCAAGATGGGCCGCAATCTGGCCAAGATTGCAGCTCAGAAGCGAGGCTGATATGGCCACCTACAAGCAACCCACCAATGTGGCCACGCCGGTCGTCGGCGTTACGCCCGTCAAGGAAGCGCTCAAAGCCAACGTCTCGCTGGCCAACCAGCGCTCGAACGAGTACCCGGGCACCAAGACTGCTGGCGTCAAGACGCGTGGCAACGGTGCTGCAACCAAGGGCACGATTGCCCGAGGCCCGATGGCTTGAGGTGCTGGATGAACTACACTGAGTTGTCAGCCGCCGTTCAGGACTACACGCAGAACTACGAAAGCGAGTTCGTTGCGAACATCCCCCTGTTTGTGAAGCAGGCTGAGCAGCGCATCTACAACACGGTGCAGTTCCCGTCACTGCGCAAGAACGTCACTGGCATCACGTCTGCCAGCAACAAGTACCTCTCGTGCCCCAACGACTTCCTTGCCGTCTACTCGATGGCGGTCGTGGACACCGATGGCGCGTACGAGTTCCTTCTGAACAAGGACGTGAACTTCATCCGGCAGGCGTACCCCACGCCGACGAGCACCGGCATCCCGAAGTACTACGCCCTGTTTGGCCCGACGGTCGCTGGCAGCACCATCACCAACGAGCTGTCGTTCTTGCTTGGCCCCACGCCGAACAACTCGTACACCGTCGAGCTGCACTATTACTACTACCCCGAGTCGATCGTGACGGCGGGTACGACGTGGCTTGGTGACAACTTCGACTCGGTGCTGCTGTACGGCACGCTGGTCGAGGCGTACACGTTCATGAAGGGTGAGACCGACATGATGCAACTGTACGACGGCAAGTACAAAGAAGCGCTGGCGCTGGCCAAACGTCTTGGCGATGGCATGGAGCGGCAGGATGCCTACCGCTCTGGGCAATACCGACAACCGGTGAACTGAGATGGCCATCGAACAAAGCATGACCACGCAGGCCAAGCAGACAGCGCTGGCCTACCTGACAGAGGGCGTCATCAAGATGGCCCTCTACACCGCCGAGGCCAACCTAGGCCCCAGCACGCTTGTGTACACAACCAGCAACGAGGTTGTTGGCACCGGGTACACCGCTGGTGGCAAGGTACTGACGGGCGTCACTGTGACGGTCTCCGGCACCACGGCGTTCGTTGATTTCAACGATGTTGAGTGGGACCCGGCCAGCTTTACGGCACGGGCTGCGCTCATCTACAATTCCAGTATTGGTGACACTGCAATCGCTGTGCTCGACTTTGGGTCTGACAAGACCGCCACAGCAACTTTCCGGGTGCAGATGCCCGCCAACACGGCGACCTCCGCCATCATCAGAATCGCGTAAGGAGTCTCAAATGCAAGAGAAATCCAAGGCCATCGACCAAGTCGTTGCTGGCGTGACCCAAGGCAAAGGCCTGACCGAAGGCGTTCGCGGTGGCGGCGTGTTCACCGTCGAATGCCGGGACAAAGATGGCAACATCAAGTGGACGGCGCAGTCGCCCAATTTGGTGGTGAACGTTGGTCTGCAAGACATGAACACCAAGTATTTCAGTGGCAGCGCCTACACTGCTGCGTGGTACATCGGCCTGTACGGCGCTGCTGCGTCAAACAACCCCGCCGCCAGCGACACCGCTGCTTCGCACGCGGGCTGGACTGAGGTGACGGCGTACAGCCAAGCCACCCGCCCGGCCTGCACGTTTGGCACCGCGACGACTGCCGACCCCTCGGTCATCAGCAACAGCGCTTCGCCCGCAACGTACAGCATCAACGGCACCACGACCGTTGGCGGCGCGTTCCTCATCAGCAACAACACCAAGGGCGGCACCACCGGCACTCTGTTCTCGGCTGCTGACTTTCAATCGCCCGGCGACCGTTCGGTGGTCAGCGGTGATACGTTGTCGGTAACGTACCAGTTCAGCCTCGACGCTGTTTAAGGAGCTGCCATGGCCAGCAAGTTCAAGCGCGGCGATGCCGTGAAACTCAACGCGGTGGTCCCGCAGGGTCCTGTTCAGGGCGTTCGCATGGACGAGGACGGCAACGTTTGGTACTTGGTCGAGTGGACCAATGCCGAGGGTGTCACCGAGCAGCGTTGGTTTCCGGAAGAGCAACTGATCGCCGCCTGACCTCGAAAGGGCATCCGTGTTTGGATTCAGCCCTTTTGCCACAACTCCGTTTGCTGATGCAGGCGGAGTTTTTTATTCTGTCTCGGTCTTAGAGTCCGTCCAAATTGCGGACCAGATCACAACGACTGTTGTTCTGGCAATTCAGGTATCGGTCGTGGAGAGCGCAACCGCAGCAGACCAGACCTCCGCGTCGTTCACATTTTTCGGAAGCATTCTCGAAGCAACCACGGCGGCAGACACGGTCTCGTCGTTGCCAACATACGCCCGCAGTATTGTTGAGACGACTACCGCAGCAGACACAGTCTCGACGCTTGCCACCTTTGGGGTGGTTGCGGCAGAATCTGTCACAGCCGCCGATACTGTTTCTGCGAGGAGCACTTTTGCCGCTTCTGTTGCAGATGTCGCGTATGCGACAGATACTGTGTCCGCACGCGGAACTTTGTCCGCACAGGTTTCTGACTTGGTTTCGGCGGCAGACTTGCTGTTCGCGATTACCACGTTCCGAGGGTCCGTGGCGGAAACGGCCACAGCGCTCGACACTGTAAGCACCGAAAAGATTGTTCCTCGGACAGTGGCTGAGACGGCCACGGCCAGCGACAGCACTGCGGCGATTGCGACGTTTACGGCTGTTGCAGCAGAACTTGCCGCCGCACTTGATACGGTCAGCGCGCTTGGTGTCTTCAACGCATCGGTGGCAGAAACGGCAACTGCGCTGGACGCACCCCGTGCCAATACCGTGTTTCTCGCGTCCTTCCGCGATGCCGCAGCGCTGTCCGATCTTGTCCGTGGTCGGTACTTGTGGGAGCTGATTGATGACGCGCAGACCGGTAACTGGCAAAATATCTCAACTTCTGGCGGATCAGGTTGGACGCTGATCGACGACGCGCAGTCGTCCGGCTGGACCAACATCGACACCGCGTAAGGGACCGACATGCCACTTGTTCTAAAGGATCGGGTCAAGGAAACGACCACCACAACCGGAACCGGCACCATCACGCTTGCCGGGGCCGTCAGCGGTTATCAGTCGTTTTCCGTGATCGGCAACACCAATACCACCTACTATACCATTGTGGACCCCGCTGCCAATGCGTGGGAAGTAGGTCTTGGAACCTACACCGCAGCAGGGACAACGCTGTCGCGGGACACGGTGCTGGAGTCCAGCAACTCTGGCAGCTTGGTCAACTTCGGCGCGGGCACGAAGGATGTGTTTGTCACATACCCAGCCGAGCGGGCCGTGGTATCCGGCGACACCGCATATTTGTCGCTTCCAGCCCCAAGCACGAGTGGCAACGTACTGACCTCGAACGGCAGCGCGTGGACTTCTTCTGTTCCTACCAGCAACTCAACAATCACAATCAACAATAAGACCGGTGCGTACACGGTTGTTTTGTCTGATGCCGGAAAGGTAATTAACTGTACAAGTGGTACTTTCACAGTATCGCTTACGGCAGCAGCGTCCCTTGGAAGTGGTTTCAACGTCTATATTTGGAACACAAGTACGACCGCAGCGGATGTAGTTACTATTGATCCGAACGGCGCGGAGACTATTGACGGCCTCTCTGTGCTTTACCTTCGGCGCGGCGAGGGCATGCAGATTGTTTGCGACGGAACAAACTGGCAGACCGGCAACAAAAAGACCATGCGGGTCTACACAGAGAACATCGACCCGGCGCAATCTCGTCCATTTGCCACCGGCGCAAACGCAGTTGCAATCGGCGTAAACGCAGAAGCGTCTGCGCAGAACACGCTGGCGCTCGGTACAAACGCTGCCGCTAGAACGGGCTATGCCGTGGCAATTGGTTCCGGGCCAACCGGCACGGGCGGCATCTCTACGGGAAGCGGCTCCATCGTTCTTGGTCAAGCATACGCCAACGGAACCGCCGCCCTTTCCGCAATCAATGGGTTCAGCACGGCAAGCTACGGGGCGCAGGGTCTTTACGCAGTCTCAATCGGGTACGGGACGTATTCTGGCAATCAGTATTCTGTTGCGATAGGTTCTGGCAACGGCGGCACCGGGGCGCAGGCAACAGGCATCGCGTCCATTGCGCTTGGCGGGGCGTATGCCAGTGGTACTTCAGGTTTTGCAGCGGCGATCGACAGCAACTCTTCTTCGTTCGGGGCAGCAGGGACCAACAGTATTGCGATGGGTAGTCTTACGCGAGCAGCGTCTTCGTACACAGCCGCAATTGGTTATCTGGCCACCGCAAGCAACCTTGGTTCAGTCGCACTAGGCAACGAACTGACCGCGTCGGCAAACTACGCTTTTGCTTTAGGCTTCCGATCGCTACCAAACCAGTACGGCAAACTTGCATATGCCAGCGGGTACTTTGCGGCTGGCGGGGATGCACAGGCGGGCAAACTTGTTTTGCGTCGTCAAACTACCACCACAACACCGGCACTGCTGACGACAGACGGATCAAGTGCTGGTTCGTTGTACTATGTCACGCTTGCCAACAACTCAGCAATTGCTTTTACTGGCATGGTTGTGGCAAGGCAGCAAGCAGCCCTAGGTACTTCTTCCGCCGCTTGGCGTATTGAAGGCTTGATTCGCCGTGAAAGTACCGCAGCAACGACAACTCTTGTCAATACTGCAATCACGGTAATCAGCAACGTGCCCGGATGGGCAATCGCGCTTACTGCGGATACAACCAACGGATCGCTTTTAATCACAGTCACAGGAACGGCGACAAACATTCGCTGGGTGGCAAACGTTGACACGACCGAAGTCGCCTACGCATAAGGAGTAAACATGGCAATTCAACTTGATCTTCAGACATCGCAGTTTGGTGTGCCTTTTGCCAGCGCGTATTTTCGTATTGCGACGGTTGTTGTCGCGCGGCAAAATTCTACAAGCGAAAACAAACATACGGTCACGATTGACGTTGTTGGGTACGCTACCCAGCCACAAGACGACAGCGCTCGTGATATTGAGTTTCGTCGATATAACGCGCCCCTTGCCGCAGTTGAGGCTCAGGCGGGTGCAACGTTCCTGAACAAGTGTTACGACTGGGTGATGGAGCAGCCGGACATGTTCGGCTCTGTGGGGGTGTGACATGTCCATCACGATCAACCATCAAACCAACAACATCTCGGCCTCGTCTGGTTATCAGACGTTTGGTGGTTTTGCCGAAACCGTGTTCACCATCACGGACGGCGCATCAGTGGACATCGACCCGGCCAACGGCACCGTGCAAGTCTGGACGCTTGGAGCCAACAGGACGCCCACGGCAACGAACTTTGCAACCGGACAGGGGGTAACCCTTCTGAT